GCGCTGACGAACCACTTTTTCTTGTATCAGGAGCAAAGCACGGCGGCGGTGCATGAGTATGGGGCCTATTTCAGTGCGCCGGTTGGAATTGGAACCGACGCGCCGACCGCCCTGCTGCACATCCAGCCACAGCCTACGCAACCGCCGCTGAACAACATTTATTGGGCCGTTATAGGCACCGGCAACGGCATGGCGCAGATAACGTCTGTCGGGATGTCGTTATATCCAGGCTATTCCGGAGGCGGCGCGATACCGGGCGCGTTCGGTGCCACGGATATATTCCAGAGCACGGGATCGGCGGGAGCCACGAACGACACGACCGGGTTTTTGTATATTTCGTCATGCGCGGGCGCCCCAACCAGCACGCCCGCTCAATCGGCGGCGGGACGTGTCGCGATGCGTTACGACACGACGAACAACAAGCTGTGGATACATAACGGTACCTCTTGGCGCGGCGTCCTGCTGACATGACCGGACGACCGACAAACCGGATTTTACCGCCAGGGGCGGCGCGATGACCGTCTCCGTCCCGACGATCGCCGAGCGGACGCTGCGGCGGCTCAACGTCACCGTGGTGCCGCTCGACGATAGTCCGCAGTTCAACGAGCGGGTGCCGGCCTCCACCATCGCGACGATGGCGCTCGTGGAGCTTGGCGTCATCGCGTCGGACGAGCCGCCGATCGCGTCCGACCAGACATTGGCGCTCGACAAGCTCCTGAGCGTTCACGCGGCCCTCGACGCGCAGCGCCTGGTCTGGTGGGACAGCAGCGCCATCCCGCGCGCGTTTGTCGAGGAATACGTCAAGCTGACGGCGGCGCAGGCGGCGAGCAGCTTCGGTAAGGCGGCCGATCCGGCCACCGTGGCGTTGCTGGAGGGCCGCGTGCGGCGGGGCGCGATGGGCATCGCTTCGCACGACCTCGCGGTCGAGGCGGTCATGGCGGTGCATACAGACCTCGTGGCCAAGGGCATCGCGCGGTGGAGTTCCCAGGACATTCCAGAGATGGCGGCGATGCCATACGAGATGCTGGCGGCCGCTGATCTCGCACCGAAGTTCCCCCCCGCTGAGGTGAAACCGAACGAGGTCGCCCAGGCCATGCGGACGCTGTTCACCGTCACCGCGCTACCGACGAGCGGTGAGCGCACAGTAGCCGAGTATTTTTAGGATGTGTCATGGCGTATAAGTTGGCGTACAGCGACTATGCGACCGGAGGCGGTGAGCAAATCCCCGGACCCAAAGGCGATAAGGGCGATAAGGGCGATAAGGGCGATAAGGGCGATAAGGGCGCGGTCGGACCCCCCGGCGATGGTGGTGCATTCAGCGTCAAGGACTTCGGCGCCGTGGGCGACGGGGTCACGAATGACGCGCCCGCGTTCATGGCCGCTCTCACCACCGTGGCCACGGGTGGTCAGATCCTGGTCCCGGCGGGCGTCTATAATCTCACATCCGCGATCTTGAGCAGTATTACCGGCGGCGTCTCCTTTGTTGGCGCTGGCAGCGGCGTCACCACTCTCAGCTTTTCGGCCGCGACGGACGGTCTGGTTTTCTCGCTCTCGTTAACGGCGGTTGTCCATGTCAAAGGTCTGACGATCCAACGCGTCGCCAGCGGCGCGGCTTACGCGAACACCGGCCTGTCGATTTCTTGCGCGTCCGATCAGGTAACGGAAGAACGTCCGGGGATTTGCACCGTGACGGATGTCGAGGTTCTGGGAAACGCGGCCCGCACGATCGCATGGAACGTTGGGATCATCGTCAACAACGTGTCGTATGTGTCGATGACCGACATAGCCATTTTCATGCCCGATGCGAATGGCTCCGCGATGGGGATCGGTATTTTCTGTCAAGGGAAAGGCGAGTCGTCTTATCTGATAGAGGGCACATTTTATGATGTGTCCACGCAAGGCGGTAGCGTTGGCTTACTTCTGGGTAACTGGATACAAGGCATTTACGTCAACAACAGCCGGTTCATCGGCAACGATTATGGCATACAGTGGAACGGGATCAGCGGAGACTCTGATATCTGGATGACGGTATCCAACGTCCATTGTAACAGTTCCACCCGGTGTATTTACACGACCGAGCAGTCAATGGGCGCGTACAACAATATACTCGCATTCCATTTCCCGTCCGCGTCGATGAGCAGTGGCTGGGCTGGGTTCGATATACATAACGCCGCCGACGTGACGATCATGGGGTGCAGTGTATTTTCCTCCGTTCCTGGTTTCTCGGGAACGGAAGACGGGTTCCGGCTCTCGGGCGTGAACACCACGGTAGTGACCGGTAATGTCGTTTCGGGAGTCAATGGGCACGGATTTGTGCTGACAAGCTCAAACAACATCGTGGTCACGAGCAATCAACAAACCGGCGGCTCCGGTTTCATATCGATCACGCCACCGGGAGTGGGCGCGTTCGTCATATCTGAGAATATGTACAACGGCGTGAATGTCACCTATACTCAGCCGGTTTTTTGGACCTTGCCGATCGACGCCGCCAACGATGCCGCCGCCGCGACCGCTGGCGTGCGGGTCGGTGAAGAATATCGCAACGGCAGTATTAAAATGATTCGAGTCGTGTGAATGCCCGTCCTCACCACACCCGTCCTCACCACAACCTGGAGCGGTGCCATGATCCGCGTTTTGATACTGGCTGTCCTGTTGTTGCCCACGGCGGCGCTGGCGCAGGCTGTCACTTACGCCGACCGCTCTGGCACCATCACCGCCGGGGGCACCGCGCAGGTGGCCATACCGGCATGGAGCGGCCGGCACGGCTGCATGATGGCGGCGAGTTGCTGGCCGCCGTGCCAACGACCGTGACCTATAATGGCACCGTCTGGATCTGGGGGCCGCGCTGATGTGCTTCTCCGCCGCGTGGTTCGTGAACCTCCTTGTCTGGCTCATCGTCATCTGCGCGGTCGTGGCGATCTTTCGCCTCGTGCTGCCGACCGTGCTGGGTTGGTTGGGTGTGGCCGGAACGCTCGTCATGCAGGTGCTCAACATCGTACTGATCGCGTTCGTGCTGATCGTGTTGGTGTGGTTCTGCTATGACATTTTAACGTGTGCCACCATCCCGAGGATGCGGTGAACGATGACCACCCTCGCCCTCACGCTGCCGCTCGACCGCATCTCTCCCGTGCGCGTGCCCACGCGCGATCTGGTCCTCGGCGGCACCGACAGCGTCACGCTGCTCATCTCGGTGGTCGATCGCGACAGCCCCGACGCGCTGCCGATCGAGCTGTCCGGCGGCATCGGCGGTCCGGCGGTCTCCCTGTTCGTCTGGCCCGACAGCAGAGGGTGCCACGGGCCTTACTTCGGCGGCTGGGGTTACGACTGGGATTATGGTTGGGGCGGCTGGTACGGGGCGGCCCCGGCGCTCTGGACCGGGTTGGCCACGCTTGATGACATGACCACCGGCACGTTCGCCATCAAAGTTCCCGCCGGCACGATGAGCGGTTGGCCGCGCCGTTGCCGCTGGGTCATCTTCTTCGACACCGATGGGGGTGGCGAGGCCGAATTGCTCGCCGAGGGGCGCCTGCACATCCGCCCGATGCTCTCACGCGCGATCGATCCGCTGATCATGCTGACCGACCCGGACCCGGCGGTGCTGACCGATCCCAACGCCGAGGCCATCTTCCTCACCGGCTCGTCCTCGTCGGCTTTCCTCGGCCCCGCCGGCACCGCCGGGTTGCCGGTTGCCAGTGTGTCGACGCTGGGCGGCATCAAAACGGACGACGTCACCACCATGGTCGATCCGGGGACCGGTGTATTGACCACCATCGCACGATTGGGATGACACCATGAGCGTCACGACAGGCACGTTCCCCGGCATCCGCATCTTCGACATGCCGGATCTGGGGAACATGAGCGACACGTCGTCGGTCGTCGGCGAGCGTGCCGGGTCGGGGCGGTTCAGCGCGCAGGCGATGCGCGACTATATCGCGAAGAGTTTCATGGTCGCGACGGTTGCCGCGCTGCGCGCCCTGGCCACCGGCCTGCCGGTCGTCTTCGTGCAGGGCTACTACGCCAGCGGTGATGGCGGCGGCGGAGAGTATGTCCTGGGGGCGGCCGGTACGGATAACGGCGGCTCGATCATCGTGTCAGGCGCCGGAACCTATTATCTGCAAACCCACGGCCAGCCGGTGTCGGTCAAACAATTCGGCGCCAGGGGAAACGGCACGGGCAACGATGCCCCCGCCATCAACGCGGCCCTGACCGCCGGACCTTCCATCGTCGTTCCGGCCGGCGCCTTCGCGATCACCGACCCGCTGTATATCACCCGTGACGGCACCCACATCGTCGGTGCCGGGCGCACCGTCACCCGCATCGTCTCCAGTTCCCCCTCGGCGCCGGTGATCTCATTCGCCACCAACGTGACCAGTGTCGCGATCGAGTATCTGACGATCGACCGGAGCGTGACCGCCACCAACGGCGCGGACGGGATAAGCGCCCCGACTTTCGTGCAGTTTTGCCGGCTCTCCAATCTGATCGTGCAAAATCAATGGAAGGGCCTCCACCTCGGACCAACGGGTTATTCCTATATCGAAAACGTCACCTCCATGCTCAATCTGGATGACGGGTTCTACTGGACCAACACCCCGACGAATGGCGCGTTGCAATGGTCATTGAATAATTGTCTGAGCACCCAAAACGGTAGCCACGGCTTCTATTTCTTCGCCACGGCGGGCGGCCCGGATCGGATCGCGCTTGGGGAGATGGTCACTTGCAGCACCTATGCCAATACCGGCACCGGTTTCGCCGCCAGCGGACTGCCCGATTGCTCGATCAACGGCATACGACTGACCGGCGGCTTCTTCGGTGGGGATAACAATGATGAGATCTACCTCGACACTTATGGCGGCGAGCATAAGCTCATAGGCATATTCACGGAACTCGCCGGAACGTCACCGACCGGGCCGACAATGAGCACTCCGCCATCGCATGTCGGAGCCGGGTTCTT